AATTCAATATTTGTATTAGTATCATTTGTACTAATAACGTTATTTTCTAAAGTAAAACTATCAACAATTAATTTATTTTGATATACTACGTTATCAGCAGCACCTAACGTAAGTGTTGGTTCTGATGTTGAAATTGTAGTGCCAGAAATAGTAACGTTGCCAATAGTAGCACTTGTACTAACTTCTAATTGCGGTGAACGGGTTGTGCCAACTACGTCTAAATCGTATTGGGGAGTAGCATTGTTAATGCCGATGCGATTATTATTAACATCTAGATATAGTAAATCGTTCTCAAAAGCTAGGTTAACCCCTTCACGAAGTAGGTTTGCTTTTAAGAGCGGACCACTAATGCGACCAATAGCCATCTCTTCTCCTTATACGGGGATCCTGTCCCTCTAGCCAAACTCTCATCCCCTAAGGGCTCTTTGCTGGTTAACCACAGTGTGTCACTGCATGTAAGGTCATACGTTGCAGCAATAGTATTTATCGAAATGGGGGATTAATTAACCTAGTATAATTGTATACTGTAAGAAGAGATCAGCAGCGTATTCTGCGGTAACTGTGCCGCTGGCTCCTGCTGAACCAATATATTGTGTGCCGTTCCAAGTTTCTAAAATTGACAAATCAGTATTCCATCTAGTATCGCCTATTGCAGGTGCAGCCCAGCGTTCGCCGTCAGTACCATAAGGAATTACAACTCCGTTAGTTCCTAATACTTTATGATAGCCTTGTCCTGTAGGATCAATAGTTAATACAGTATTAGTAGTATTAGTAATAGTACCATCACTATTAAAAGTAATATTATCAATAACTATTTTTCCAGTTCCTGCTGGTACTAAGTTTAGATTAGTATCAGTTGTTGTAGTAGTAAGAGTACTTCCGTTAAAATTAACGTCACCAACTTGTAACGCATTTAGCTCTATTCCTGTTGAGTTTACTACTCCAGAAGTAGTGTTGTTTGCACGAAATAGTATAGTATCATTAGTAGGGTGAGCAGTTAAACTAGTTTGACTATCATCTGAGTATACTCCTCCTAGTGGCATATATCCTGTATCTGCTCTGCCTTCAAACAAAGTTGTAGCATTGTTAAATCTAAGTCCGCCTTCAGTAGTAGGGCGAGCTAAACTATCACCTATTGGTAGAGTTAATGCTGTAGTTGATATAATACTTAACTCATTTGTTACATCAAATCCTAAAGTTATTCCTGTGGTTGATATAGTGCCATTTTTAAGTAGTACTAAATTAGCGTCAACTGTTTTACCACTAACTGTGTGAGATAAGTTTAAATTAGTATTAAGTTGGGTTGCTGTTATTACATTTGTATTAACATTAAGTCCTGGCGTTGCAACAGATGCAGAGTTTAATGTAGATGCACGTAACTCATTCCAGTTTTTACTAGACGCACCTAATTCCGATACATCATTAACATCAGGAAGTATATGACTATTTACATCGCTTTGAAAAGTAACTGTGTCATCGTCATCGTCACCTAATACTAAGTCACCACCGAAGGTTATATTTCCGCTTGCATGTATATCACCAGTTGAATTCCAATCTGAAAATATTTCAACTGTTCCTGTTCCACTAGGCTCTAAACTGATAGTTTCATTAGATTGATTAGATCTAATTGTATTCTGTCTAACTGTTAAGTTGTCTGTTAGTAGTCCAGAAAGGAATACACTGTTTGCTCCGCTAAGATTTATATCTCCGCTATTTTGATATATCCTGCTAGTATCAATAGTCCAGTTTTGGGTATTAACATAGTCTGCATTAAAATGTTGTGTGTATAAAGGAGTCGGTAATGTTAGTGAATAACCAGATGCTGCAGATTCTGTATTAATTCCAACTCTTGAATTTACAACGTCAAGATGGAGTAATGCAACAGCACCGCTTGTATTTTTAAAATTTAAGTTTGATCCGTTGCGTTCTAAATTATCTTTTAGAACGCCTCCACCAATTCTACCTAGCGCCATTATTAACTCCTATACTATATTTATAGGAATTACTTATCGAAGTTATGTATAACTGTTACTGGTTTGCCGGTTGGGACTGCTGTTCCAAAAACAATGTAATAGCCTGTAGCATAAGGTGCTCCTGGCCCTGAACTTGGATTTTGTACAAGTGTATAGTTTGTTGTACTAATTTGAAAAACGTTTTCTATTAATACTAAAACATTTTGTGCAGCTGCCGGAACTGGATAATCTGCATCTCCACTTGCTAATGGTCCAAATGTAGTTTCTGAGCCATCACCTGTGCCTACATTTTGTTGAGTAATTCCAACTGGGTTTGGTTCAGCGTATCTTAAATTCTTCCACTCATTATTCTCATAAACTTCAAACTCATTGTTTGTTGTGTTATATCGAATTTGTCCATTAATAGCCGATGACGGGCGTTGGCCTGTTGTTCCTATTGGTACAACAATTGCTTCTGTTCCATCAATAACTGCTTGATTATTAGTAGTGTATCTAATACCAGTGCCAATTGTGCCACGTGTGTTAGTACTTTGTTGTTTAAGGAATCTCATTTTTAGACTTCCAAATAGCTTACAGTTGCAGACAAATTAGATAATCCTGCTCCAATGTCGGGCGAGCCAATAAGCACAATTTTATCACCTTGATCTAAAATAATTTTTTCAGTGTCAAATGTAAATGTTTCTTTTGCTGGTAACGATAAGTCATGTGCTATTCTTGTTACTGCATTAGATAGTGCTGTACCGCTCTTAACTAAATGAATATCAAGTGTTGCAGCAGCACTTGTGCTGTTATTGCAAATTATCATATTTGTAATTGCATACGTTTTTCCAGTTGGTACTGCGCCTGCAGGCGAACCTACACCAGTTGGGTCTAGTATGTCAGTGTTTGTTGTTTTTACTTGTGCGGATATAATTGCCATGTTTTTTCCTAAAATATCATACTATAAAGTATGCTTCTATTCTTACTTATTAGTTCATCCCTAGTACCTTGTGCATTTACGAAAAACATTCCTGTTTGTCCATACGCTTCAGTAGCCATATAAAGTTTGTTTCCATCTGCAGGTGCTGTTGGAGTTGATACTGCTTGTCTTATATGCAGAGTATCATCAACTTGTACTACACCAGTTCCTGGAGAACTAATAATCATGTCTTGGTTACTAGAAGTAGTTTCAATCAGTGAACCTACTATTCTAACCTCTGGTAGTTCAAGTCTATCTTCATAAAGTCTAGTATTAGCAACACCGTCAATAGCGAAATCAATATAACTAGGTACTCCAGAAACATCTACGTCTGCAATAGCAATAGCTGTTTGTGTTCCTACACTACCTTGTCCAATTGTAGATATATTAACAGTACTAAACGCATTAGTAATAGCATCATCAACATATTTTTTATTAGTAAGATCGTCGTCATCTGAAACGTTAGTTTCGTAATCTACTGTACCAGTAACACTAACAGTACCAGTGCCGGCGTTTATTAAATATAAATCACCGCCACCAGTATTGATGTTATTAGTCCTAATACCTATTAACGCATTATTTGCATCTTTAAAAACAAAGCCGCCGGTTTTTGTAGTATCCGTTACAGGATCTGACCATTGAATGTTTTCATTAAATGTGAATAATGCATTAACAAATGTACCACGATCCATTTCTAAACCTGAATCGTCAAGTGTAATACCTGTTCCAGTTTCTCCTGAATTTAGTGTTAAGATATTATCTTTAATCTCTAAATTCTCTGAAGTAACTGTAGTAGTACTACCTTGCACAGTTAAGTCACCCGTAATTATTACTGATCCTACTTGAGGACCAGTATTGAGTGTAATAGTTCCGCTGTTTTGTACAGCGAGACTATAATTTCCTGATGGTACATTTACATACTTAGACATTAGTTATATCCTATTACGATGCTTGAGCGTCTACTACAATACTGCCAGCTGTAGTAGCTGCAGCTGTTGCTACGCCACCTGATGTATAACCAGTAAATCCACTACCGTCAACTCCTGCTAGTGCAAAAGTATTTGTTGCAGTTGCAGCTACAGTGTATGCAGTTTCAATGTTAAGCTCTACCATGCCAACTACTCCGCGAATCGAAACTTTAGTTCCGTTTGCAAGGTTGTGACCGTTAGATGTAATAACAACTGGGTCAGCTGCTGTTGCGCCTGTAATTGCTTTTTCAACTGCTGTTGAAGTACCTGTGGCACTTCTGGCCCACTTAGCACTTGAGTTACCTTCAACTTGCATTGTTCTGTTGCGAAGTTTAGTAACCTGCTTAGTAACACCTGCACTGTCTGCAACGTTAATGCAAAATTCACTTGCAGCTAACGCTCCAGGTGTTTTGTTAACTAGTGTACAAACTTCAGTCTTGGTTCCGTCAGTAACGTTAAACTTGTTAGTTGAACGCTGTGACACAATATGTGACTCTGTTGCCGCTGCTATTTCTGCGCCGGCTGCGAATCTCACTGCTGTTACTTGAATCTTTCCTGTACCGTCTCCGATATGTTTTTTATTAATTGGTCTTCCCATTGTTTTTCTCCTTAATAAGTTGACGTTCTAGGTCTACACGGCGGGTCCGCATAAGTCCTCATCATCGAGGTTCTTCTCTTTGACAATGTATTTATCAAAGTGAAACACAAGTCAAAAAAATAGGCCCCCTAAAGGACCTATTTTAATTAGTCTTACTACAGTGTAATATTAGCTAAAGCTAACGTTTCCTGAAGTAATAGCTACTGCACCAAGATAGTCAGCTGCATTACCAAGTGACGATGCTGTGTTGTTTAACTCCACATAACCGTAACGTGTCATAAAGCTTACTGTTGGCTCAAATGTACCTGGATCCAGTACTACACCTGAGGACATTAGCGGAATGTATGGGCAATAGAATGCTGCCGCATCAGACTCGCTAGAGCCTTTGTAACCAACAACAATGTTAGCGTTGTCTGCAGCATATGTGTTAACATATACTTTCATTGCATTATTCAAAGTACCAACCATCTTAGTGTTAGTTGGAGCTTCAAATGTGCCTTCAGTTGTTCTTGCAAACGCTGAAGTTGTAGCAGACTGTAGAATTGTTAGTGCAAAAGGACTAACAACAGCCCAGTTACCTGCGCCTCTACGTGTACGCTGAGCGATTTGGTTTGATACTCTGTTGATTTGAACAGCTAAAGCAGCATGCTCGTCACCAACAAAAGTAGCAGTACCAGATACCGCTGCTTGGTCATAAGTTTGTCCTGCTGTACCAGCAAGAGTAGTTAGACTCGAAATTACTTCCTGATCAATTTCAGCTGTAATTTCTTGTGCTAAAGCAGCCATAATTTCTGCTTCAACGTCAATGCCATGCATTGATTGTGCATCTTGAGCAGCTTCAAAAGTCCAACGAGCACTCAACTTACGAGTTTTCGCTTCAACTGTCTGCTTTAAGATTTGGATCGAAAGCTTATTACCAGCTGCACCTTCTAGAACGGCTGTGTTAGCAGCTACTCCAGCAGTTGTACCTGAATAAGACTCAGCAATTTTAAACGGGCTAAGTGCTTCTTCACCAGCAGTTGCACCTGATGCACCTGCGTTGAACGTATCCGAATAACGAACACGTAGCGTGTGGATTTGACCCACAGGACCTGTCATAGGCTGAACACCAACTAATTCGTTAGCAATAACGGTTGGCATTACACGTCTGATGACGGGTAGGATAACTCTGTTAAGAGTTGCGACATTACCGGCGGATGTTGTACCTGCAACGGCTGTTTCAGACAAATACCTACGGGTATTTTCTAAAGTGGTAGCCATTACGCCTTTTTTGTTGCCTGTTAGGCCTTCCAAAAGTGCAGTTTTCGTATCCTGCCAGCGGCTTTCTAGTAGTTCTGACATAATTATCTCCTTAATTTAAACCAGCTAAACGTTTGATGTCAACGACGTTGTCGCTTGACGTATCTACGCTTGCTTGCTGTGATGAACTAGTTGTAGTTTGTTTTCTGTTGCCTGTTACTTCAGTGCCTTCTGTTAATTTAGCCTTCTTAGCTGGAGTATTACCGTCGATTACCGCTGGTAGGTATTTGTCAAACTGTGTTCTTAATTTCACGGTCTGAACTGATTCCAGTAAATCTGTCATAATTTCGCGTTGATCTTTTGCCAATGGCCCAAGTAAATCGCTAATTAAGTCTTTTCTTGTTGCTGCTTCAACAATACGCTTTTTATCTGCGTGTGTTGATTCAGCGATTGCTTTCGCCTTCTTTACAAACTGTTTCGCTTCGTCAAGTTGCTTGTTTTTCATGTCCACAACTTTAATTAGTTTAGCAGTCTCTGAATTTTCATTTAGGTAGCTAGTACCATATTCAGAAGCAAAGCTTTCGAAGATTTTACGACCGAAGTCATTTTTTCGTGCTGTGTCAATATCTTCTTTCAATGCGTGGATTTCACCTTTCAGTGATTTACCAACCATTTCAGATACTGCTGTAGCACTTCTTTCGATAAAGTTTTTCTTAACTTTAGCAAAGTGGTTCTTAGCTTCACGTACAAGGCGTACCTTGGTTTCGGCTAAGTCTTTTTTGTCTTCTTGGAATTCGGATATTTCGTTAGCCAAGGCATCTACAATAAACTCTTCTAGTTTGGCATAATTATCAGCCATAACCTTTTTGTCTTCATGTAAATCTTTGATTTCGTTTACTAATTGCTCAGCAACAAAACCTTTGAGTAAGTTTGCATTCTCACGTTGTGCAACAGCATACTTCGCTTTTGCTTCTGCAAGTTGTTTGCGGTCGTCAGCAAACTCTGCAATTTCTTCTTGAAGTCGCTCAGACAGCATGTTATCGATAGCTTCGACCATAGTCTCTTTATCGTGTTCATACTTTGTAGCAAATTCTTCACGTAACTCAGCAGTTGCCTGCATTTTGTTTTCCTGAATCTTGCTATTCCATGCTTCTTCAATCTCAGCCTTGATTTCAGATGATACCACGTCATTTTCAAAAAGTGTTTTTAGTGCATCTATCATACTTTCTTCTCCTAGTTTATTGGAGTTTGCTAATAATATTTATTAGCGATTCCTTTAGATACTTCTGTGCCTTTGGATCGTGTCTTGTTGCCTGTGCCATTTCGTATGCCTTCATTCCGCCACGTGCATTCATTAGGTGCTCGTATATCGGAGTCGGGTAAGCGCCTGGAGCACTTGGTTGTGCTACTACGTCTACCGTAATTATTTCGAAGTCGGAAACTTCGCCGCTTCCGTCTTCTGAAACATTACCCGATCCCCTAGACGAAACACCTAGTTTAACTCCGCTCTCAAGCATTGTTTTAACTAGTTGTCCCATAGGGGTCGGTAATATCTTCATTTTTCCATAACCATTTGCATCTTCCATCCACGTTTCCGTAATCATGTGCGATACCCGGTCAAGGTTAACGTTAAGTCCATCTGGATGATCAACTTCTCCGAGAACGCTATATCCTCCAGTGATTTGATCGTTGAGAGTTTTGACAGCCCTGCCAATTTCATTTACAGGATACACTCGCTGATTAGCATTTCGAATTCCACCTTGGATAATAATACCTTTTAAATAAAGGTCTTTACCTTCAGTGGAAGATTCGACTACCATCTTCGCCTGGTCAAATGTCAAGTTCTCTTGTAGCTGTATCATTCAGTCTTCCTTAACTTACTTGCTGCCGATAAGCGATGACTTGTCAGCTGCTGCTTCTGGCTTGCCTTTTTTCTCTGCACCGTGGCCTGGAGCTGCTTTTAAAGATTTAGAAGCTTTTCCGCCTGGTACATTTACATTGCCGCCGTCTTGGTCCTTAGCGTTCATATCGCCTAGACCAGCATGCTCGCCACCTGACTCTTCAGTACCTTGTACTAAGTTGCCTGCTGTGCCGCCCATGTTATTTGAGCCTGCAACTGAACTTTTAGTGTTTGCTCCGTTGTCGCCCATTTTAGCTGATACTTTTTCTACGTATTCACGCATTTGCTCACCAGCTGATAAAGGTGTAATTGTTGCCTGGAAAGGCTCTTCGCCTGCAGACTCTTCAGTTTCGTCGTCCATACCTAAATCTGGCATGCCCGCATCATCTTCTTCGCCGCCTTCAGCATCGTCGTCAGCTTCTTCGCCGTCGTCTTCGCCTTCGTCACCTGACATCATTTTTTCAAATTCTGCTTTTAGTTCGTCTAGTGCGTCTTCTAGGTCTTCAACACGATCTTCAACATCACCTTCTGGTGCGTCATCGTCGTCGTCATCACTATCGCCGTCTAGATCTTTTTCTAATTCGTCAGTTGCATCGCCGCCTACATCCATTGGATCAGCTTCGACTTCAAACTCGTCTAAGTCAAAGTTTTCTTTAACTTCTTCGTCGTCGTCTTCTTCAACTTCTTCATCGGAAGCTTCATCAACTGCGTCATCTTCATCTTCGTCATCATCTTTAGAAGCTTCTTCAACTTCTTCGTCTGATGCTTCATCAACATCTT